ATCTTGCAACAGGAACAGTGACAATCACTGCTGCAGCGACCGCTTTACCTGCAGGAACAGAATTAGATATAGCTGTTCCAACTAGTATTAACGTTAAACAGTGGGATGGTGTAGTACCAGGCGTCTCACAAACTTGGACAAGGATACAGACACCGTAATGTTATTTGGATCAACTTCATTTTCAGCAGCACCTTTTTCAAGTCCTTACATACAGGATTTAAATATAGCTGTAACAGGTAATAGATTAAATATTACAGTGGGTAATACTACTGTTGCTTTTCCTATAACAGTTCCTGTAACAGGACAGCAATTTAACCTTGCAAATAGCCCCGTAAGTGTGATATCATGGAACCCAATACCACCAGGAGTAAATCAAGTTTGGGTTCCGATAGACCCAGACGAATAGGAGAATTATGGCATCAAGTACATCAACAGATTTAAAACTAGAACTAATAACCACAGGTGAAAAATCAGGAACCTGGGGTACAATTACTAATACAAACTTACAGATTTTAGAACAAGCAGCTAGTGGTTATTTATCACTTGCAGTAGGTGGAGCTGACGTTGCTTTATCTCTTGCAACTCATGCAACAGCAAATGGTAAAAATTTATATTATAAATTAACAGGAACACTAACTGCTAACAGAACAGTTACTATGCCTGATGGAGCTGAAAGAGTATTTATTGTAGAAGATGCAACAGCTAGATCAGCTTCTAATTATACATTAACAGTTAAAACAGTTTCAGGTACAGGACTTTCTTTACCAGTTGGGTCAACTACAGTTTTATATTCTGATGGCACAAACATTACAGGTAAACTACAGACTAAAGGATACTACACACCTTCAGCTACTTACACTACAGTTAATGGTGATCAAATATTAGTAAACACATCAGGAAGTGGTATTGGTACTGCAGTTACAATTAATTTACCAGCATCCCCTGCAATAGGTAACGAAGTACATTTTATAGATAGCGGTAATGCATTTGCATCAAACAATTTAACAATTGGTAGAAACAGTTCTAATATTTTAGGTGCTGCTTCTGATTTAGTTGTTTCAACTAATGGTGCTGCATTTACTTTAGTGTATGTCAATGCAACTAGAGGCTGGATATACAAAGATAAAATATAGGAGCATGGATCATGGCTCTAATTGATTTTAAAGTCTTACCAGGAATAGATAAGCAAGATACAACATCTGGTGCAGAAAACAGATGGGTTGATTGTGATAACACAAGATTCAGATATGGCCTACCTGAGAAAGTAGGTGGTTGGTCATCACTTGTTACAGATACTATTGTTGGTGTTGCAAGAAGACAGTTTGCTTTTGTAGACTTAGATGGAAATAGATATATTGCAATTGGTACAGATAAATTTTTACTTATATATTTTGAAGGTCAACTCTATGATATTACACCTTTAAAAACTACTTTATCCTCTTGTACTATTGCAACAACTAATAACTCAGCTATTTGTTCTATTACAAAAGCTTCTCATGGTTTAAGTGCAGGAGATATTGTATTATTAGATAATGTAACTTTACCGGTAGGTACAGGTTATTCAAATTCTGATTTTGAAGATAAACTATTTCAAGTAACAAGTATTACAAGTTCAAGTGTATTTACGATCACACAATCAAGTAATGCAACAGCTACTGTTTCAACAGGTGGTAGTTTAGAAGTTAAACCTTATGAACAAGTTGGTCCGGCAGAACAATCTTATGGTTATGGTTGGGGTATTGATACCTGGAGCAGTGGTGCATGGGGAGAAGCAGCTTCAGCATCTGATGTGAGTCTGGAACCAGGCCTCTGGAGTTTAAGTAACTTTGGTCAAGTATTAGTTGCAACCATTGCAAATGGAAAAACATTTACATGGAATGCAGGTATTGCTGCGAGATTAACAACAAGAGCATCAACAACTACATCTGGTTTTTCTACATCAGCCAATCCAACTGCAACCAGAGTAACACTAGTTTCACCTACAACACGTCACTTAATTCATCTTGGAACTGAAACAACTATTGGAGATACCTCTACACAAGATGATATGTTTATCCGGTTCTCGGATCAAGAAGATATAAATGATTATACACCTACTGCAATTAACAGCGCTGGATCACAAAGATTACAAGATGGAACTAAAATTATGGGTTCTTTAAAAGCAAAAGAAACAATTCTAGTTTGGACAGATAATGCATTATATACAATGAAATTTATTGGATCACCTTTTACATTTGGTTTTGAACAAGTAGGTACTAACTGTGGATTGATTGGTAAGAATGCAGCGATTGAAATAGATGGTGCTGCGTTTTGGATGTCTAATAATGGTTTCTTTATGTTTGATGGTACAGTTAAATCTCTACCTTGTTCTGTTGAAGACTATGTTTATGATCAAGCAGATACTACAAAAGGTCAACAGATTTATGCAGGTATAAATAATTTATATACTGAAGTAGTTTGGTATTACCCATCTCAAGGTTCTGATTACAATGATCAATACGTCGTATTTAATTATGGTGAACCTATGAAAGGTGGTGTTTGGTATATTGGAACTGAAGCTAGAACATCTTGGATTGATGCTAGTGTATATCCTAAACCATCAGCTACTAAATTTAACGACTCAGCTACAGGTACTTTCCCTGTAATTGTTGGAGAATCAGGTTTAGGTCAAACAACATTATTTGAACATGAGGTTGGAACTGATCAAGTAAATCCGAATGGTAGTACAACTACTGTTACCTCATTTATAAAATCATTTGACTTTGATCTACAAGCTAAACAAAAAGATGCACAAGGTAAATCAAGTGGTCCTACAGTTGCTGGGGAAGTATTTTTAGCTATGAGAAGATTTGTACCAGACTTTAAAGATCTTCAAGGTAATGCAAAAGTAACACTAGCAGTTAAACGTTATCCTCAACAATCCGATACAGTTACATCTTTAAGTCCCTTTACAATTAACTCTACCACTGATAAAAAAGATACAAGAGCCAGAGGAAGGTTTGTTAACATTAAAATAGAAAATACGGATGTTAGTGAGTCTTGGCGTTTTGGCACTTTAAGAATAGATGTACAACCGGATGGTAGAAGATAATGGCTAAGATAGTAGTAAGGATACCAGAACCAAAAGAAGAATATGAAGTATCTAACCAAAAACAAATTAACAGATCAATTGCTTTAGTTGTTGAACAGTTAAACTCAACTTTTTTAAATGATCTTAAACAAGAAAATGAAAGATTTACTTGGTTTAATTCTGGAGGTATAGGTGGCTAATATTTACAAAAACGCACAGTTTGATCTAACAACTACTAATGCAACAGATGTTTATACTGTACCCTCAAACTCAAGAGCTATTGTACAAAATATACATATGGCAAACATAGGGTCAGGAAACGTTGTAGTTCATGCGCATATCTATGATAGTTCTGCGACAACACAATTTACTTTTGCAAAGCATACTATTGCTGCAAATGAATCACAAAGTGTGTCAGATGGTACTGTTATTTTAGAAGAAAATGATGTATTAAGAGTACAAGCAGCTAGTGCTAATGATATAGAAGGCACTTGTGCAATATTGGAAATAAACAGGGATTAATTATGGCATTTAAAGAAGAAGGTGAAGTAGCATATACAATAATAAATGGTAAAAAAGTACCGGTTGTAAAATGTGAAACAGAAGTTGTATTAAGAAATACAAGAACTAATGTAGAGTATAACTCGGATCAAGAAGCAGAAGATGATATTGCAGATTCAAACACTCCAACGATTAGAGAAGAAATTACAAGATCATTAAAAATTAAAGTAGCAGCAATGCCACCACTAGGAGCAGCGTCAGAGTAATGTCAATAACAAGAGCACAACAAGCTAGACAACTTTATAAAAATGGTAAACGTGTAGGTTTATTTAGAGGGGCACAAGCTGATGCTTCTGCAGGCAGAGGAAGTATGTCTCCTGGAACTAGCGGAACAGGGGGACAAAGAGGCGGCGGAGGCGGCGGAAGACAAGACAGGGATTCTCAGTACACAGGTGGAGGTTATGATTCTTCAAAAAATGTTTCAGGAAGAACAACTACAACAAGTGGAAAAGGCGGGGGAGGTGGTTACACAGGGACTACAACAAAAGATACACCAACAATACCAATTAAAAAACCTAAAAAAACAAAAGATAATTTTAAAAAACCAAACATAATTCAAAATTATTTTGAAAATAGTTTATTTACAAAAGGTCTTCAAGCATTAAAAAATTCTAGATTAGCTCAATTAAATAGTCAAAAACAAAGAGAAGATTATTTAAATAATTTACAAATAACAAATCCAGAATTATATCAAGAAACTATAGATGATTTAGAAAAACTAGGATACTATAATCCAGATCCTGTTGAATACTATGGACCTGAATCAAAAGGAGCAGCAAGAGATATAGAACAGTTTCCTGATTTATATGAAGATCAAGCTAAATCAATTTTAAATACTGTTAGAGATAATTTTGATGACGAAGGAACTGCTACTGTTGGTACCTTATATGATGATTATTTAGATTCACGTAATACCCCTACAGGCGGTGGCGGTGGAGACGATCAAGTAATAGATCCCTGTAAAGGACCCAACCCACCTGCTTATTGTTTTGTTGGTGATGACACAGAAGAAGAAGTAAACCCTAGAGACTACACAGGTCTTGCTCCAAGATTCATGGGCTCTAGTTTTGATTTCACAGGTCTTGCAGAAGGTGGAATAGCTAGAACAGGTGCCATGGACGGTGGACGAATGAGACAGATGGAAATGATGGAAGATGAAGATGATCCTACAGGAGGAATCATGGACCTTGAATCAGGAAGACAAATGTATTTCTTAGGTAAACTTGTTAAGAAAGCAGGTAGAGCTATTAAGAAAGTTGTTAAGTCTCCAATAGGTAAAGCAGCATTATTATATTTTGGTGGAAACGCACTTATAAATGGAGGTGGAGGAGGTTTAAGTTCTTTGTTTAAAAGTGGTAAAGGTTTAGGAATAAAACAATTTTTAATGGGTGGTAAAACACTTCCACCTAGTATGGGATTTAAAAGTAAAGGTTTATTAGGTGGTGTATTAGATTATGCTAAATCTAATCCATACAAATCAATACTTGGTGGATCAACACTGTTAGGTTTAATGGGTCAAAAAGAAGAAGACGATGGAATGGATTTAGATGAATATTACAAAACTCAAGGTATAGATATTGACGCTATTAGAAATAATCCTAATAGAATATTAGCTAGAAGATTTATGGCTGAAGGCGGAGATGCAGAACCAGTAGCCAAGAAGACTATGCCATTATTAGATATGGACGGCATGGAAAAAGATTACAGAGCTGATGGAGGGTTTGTGCCTATCGGTCGAATGGAAAGAGCTGATGATGTACCTGCAAGATTATCAAAGAATGAATTCGTGTTCACTGCAGACGCTGTAAGAAATGCAGGTGAAGGAGATATAGACAAGGGCGCAGAAGTCATGTATAACATGATGAAAAACCTCGAATCCGGAGGTGAAGTATCAGAAGAATCGCAAGGATTAGATGGCGCTAAAGAAATGTTTCAAACATCTAAAAGATTAGAGGAAGTTTTATAATGGCAACAGAAACCACAATATCAAGACCAGCACCCTTTGTAGAAGATATAGGAAAAGATTTAGCTAAACAGGCTGTAGCCCTTACTGGCGTTCCTGTTGTAACAGGTGGCATTGGAAGTTTATCTAAAATGGCAGGTGAAACAGATGCTGGTTTTACAGCAAGACAAGATGCTGCAAGAGCATTTGACGTAAGAAAACAAAATTTAGCAGGACTT